ACCGTGAGGGCGGACTGGGCGAAACCCTGTTGCTCACGCACATCGCCGAGGCCATCAGCCGCGCGACAGGCGAAACCGATCATGTGCTGGTTTCACCCGTGGCCAACGTTACTGCGGCGGCCAACCAGTTGCTCACGTTCGGGGGTATTCAATGGTCGTCATAAGAACTGCCGAACACTACGCCGGACAACTGCAGGCGCTGTTGCCACCTGGTCCCGCGTGGGACCCGGAGCGGGTGCCGGAATTGCAGCAGGTCATTACCGGCCTGTCCCGCGAGTTCGCACGCATCGATGGCCGCGCGTTCGACCTGCTCAACGAGATGGACCCCGCCACCGTCAGTGAGCTGGTCCCGGACTGGGAGCGGGTGATGAACCTGCCTGATCCGTGCCTGGGGCTCAAACCCTTGTTCGCAGACCGGCGTCTGTCGGTGCGTCAGCGGCTTGTGGCGACAGGAGGGCAGAACGCAGCGTTTTACATCGATATTGCCATCAGCCAGGGCTACCCCGATGCCACCGTGACCGAGCACCGAGCGCCCCGTATGGGGCGTTCGCGTTTTGGCCAGGCGCACTTCGGCACCTGGAGCGCGCAATTCATGTGGACCCTGAACACCGGCGGGCGCCAGCGCCTGGGCCGACGCTTTGGGGCCAGCTACTGGGGAGAGCGGTTCGGGGTCAATCCCGGGCTCGCCATCGAATGTTTGATCCGTCGAGCAGCACCGGCGCACAGCGTCGAATTCGTAAACTTCAACTGAGGAACACAATGTGGATTATCCCAAGAGTGTGCCGGGCGTAGGCTTGGCAAGCGGCAAGTTTGTAGATGAAAACCCGGCGACCGGCATGCCCGGTTCGCTTATTCCTGCGCAATGGGGTAACTCGATCACGCAGGAAATTTTGAATGCGATGGCAGCCGGTGGTGAGCAGCCTGATGAAACCAGAACAGACCAACTTGCGTCGGCTATCACGCAGATAGGTTTGCAGGTCAGGCAGGCCTATAAGGGTGTCGGTGTCGGATATGCAGCGTCCGAGACGCTTATGCCGGGAGTGGCGGGGAATTGGCACAGGATCAACGTCGCAGGCATCACGCTGACGCTGCCCTCCAAGGCGAGCGTGACGGTCGGCAAGTCCGTAACTTTTCATAACGCATCGTCCGGGGCGGCAACCATCAAGGCCAGCGGTGCCGAGGTTATTTCACAGTTCGGTTCTGGCAGTAATACGTTACGGCTAAACGCGGCGGAATGGGTCGAGCTTGTTTTTAACACTGACGCGATCTACATCACAAAGCGCGGCAAAATGACAGAGGTAAAGGAAGTCGACTCTCAGAAAGTGTTCTCTTTCAATACCGATACTGTTTTTACAAGAGACCAGATGGAGTTGCTGCTACTGGATGCTACTGGCGGCAATCGTGCGTTCACACTGCCCGCCTCAAACGCGGCACTAGGCGTCAAGGACGTCATTGTTCGCAGGATAGACAGCAGTGGCAACCGGCTGACCGTGAATGCAAGTGCCGGGGAAAAGATCAGGTTCCATACCCATTTAAATGCTGCGGGTTATTCCTTTCTGGTTCTTATGGGGGCTGGCGACTGGTGGCATCTGCGCAGCGATGGTGCCGGAAGCTGGTGGCCAATAGGGCGATATGACAGCACTCCTTTGGGACGGCCTGTTTTCGAGACAACGACATTGTTCAGCCCAGGAGGATATGGAGCGTTGAACGGTGGGCTTCTCAATCGTGCCGACTGGCCGTGGCTTTGGGATCATGCGCAAAAGTCCGGGATGCTTTACACCGAAGCGGCTCGTACCGGCAAGGAAGGTGGGTGGACCAGTGGCGACGGCGCTCTGACCTTCCGAGGGCCTGAAGGCCGAGGCGAGTTCCTGCGGGTACTGGATGAGTCTCGGGGCGTCGATACGTCGCGTGTCGCCGGTTCCTGGCAGGACGGCACTTGGCTCAGGACGGTGGCTCAGGAGTGGAGCGGGTCAGATGTAGAGACTGGCACCTACCTGCTGGGCAGCGGTCATGCGCAGGCAGATGGGCGCTTGAACTCTACAGGCCCGGGTGGCTTGTTGCCGCCAGGTGCACTGGTCCCGGCTGGCGGTTCGGCCTACCTGGCAGAAACAACAGACAACGGCGTTGTGGCGACTGTAATGAGAGACCAGCAACCGATGAATAACTGGATTCGTTTCCGTAGCCGCAACATGGCCTATCCCGGCCGTATCAAACTGATCTGAGGACGTTATGCCTACTTACTTGATAGATGACTCTGGGGCCTTGATAGGGCCTGTTGAATTACCGGTTGTTCCTGGACTGGGCGAGCAAACGCCCAGCAATGCTGTAAGCATGACCGAATTGCTCAGCGAACCGAAAACAGGATTTGCCTGGACACTGATAAACGGTGAGCTGCAGCAGGTCATAGATCGCCGTGGCTTGATGTATCGAATAAACGACGGCTCGGTAGAGGAGTGGAGCAGCCTCGGTCTGCCGCCTGAACGGCTTACCGCCAAACAATGGCCCGGCAAGTATTACGTTTGGCGAGAGGGTGAATGGGTTCTTGATACCGAAGCGCAGAAGACCGCTCTGGCTTCCGCCGCTCTGCTGGTTCGTGACCAGCGTTTGCAGGAAGCAGCTACACGTATCGCCCCGTTGCAGTACGCCGAAGAACTGGGAGATGCCACCGAGGCGGAGAAGGCAAGTTTGCTCGAATGGAAACGCTATAGCGTAGAGCTGAACCGAATCGAGCAAACCCCGGATTACCCCCTCCAAGTCAAATGGCCTTCACCACCCTCCGATGCAACTGCCCTGTAAACATGACCGCGAGAGCGGTTTTTTTTTGCCCGCTTTTCGAGACCGTTGCGTGCGTTTTTAGGCACGTGCCAAATACTCACGGACTCTGCAGACAAAAGGTGCTGAGTCGTTAATAAAACGTGATTCATAACGACACACAGCACTGACCTTCCGCATCGTTAATTCAGGCGTTATCGGCGGAGGCGTCTGGTGTGCACATAAATCCCCATCCCGTAATAACAGCACTCTCTTAATACATAATATGAAGGATTAATCATGAACATAGTACCCGTCTCCCGTAACCCGCAATGGGCTGACCTGGCCCATACTTCCATGACGCTCTGGGTGATTATTACTGAACCCGGCTATATGGATCGTCAGGACGCTATATCGGTCTCTGCCAATCATCCGGATCCGCAATACGTAGCATTTTTCAACCGGGCAATCGCCGGTGAGTTTGGTGAGATTCTTGAGCCAAGCGAGCTGATGATTCTGATGAACGTCAACTCGGAGCGCAGCGTCTACCTAGACAGTGCGACCAAAAAAATCAACGAGCTGGATTTTCAACTGGCCATCGTGCAAAACGCCATCGCATCGGGGTCGGCCACGGACGCTCAAATCAAATCCCAGCCTGCGCTGCAAGCCGAGCTTGATGCTTACTCGCTGTACCGAGCCCAGCTCTCCAATCTCGAACAGCTTACGGGCTTTCCTATTTCCTTCGTATGGCCCGTTCCGCCAGCAACGCCATTTGTTTACGTGGAGCCACCGGTTGTGCCGGCACCTCCTACAGGCGTGAGTGAAGACGAGCTGCCGTGGTTCATGAACAGCATTCGCAACCCTCGTTGGGTCGATCAAGCGCATACAGCTATCGTGCTTTTGGTCGTCTTTGAAAAGACCAAAGATACCAAGGGTGAGGAGGCCGTGACTGTTGCTGCCAACTCCCTGAAACCGCAAGCCAGAGAGCTTTTCAATCGAGCCTTTAACGGCGAGTTTGGCGTGATTCTCGAGCCGATCACCGAAGTGGACACGGGCGACGCTATAAATCAGCGCAACGGATACTCGGCCATGGCCACTGCGAAAATCGATTCGTTGATCAGCAGGCTTGGCACCGTGCAAAGTGCCATTGAAGCCCAACTGAAAACCATGCCTGCGCTACAAGCAGAGCTCAACGCGTATTGGCTCTACCGGGTGCAACTCGCCCAACTCGATGCACAGCCAGGCTTCCCAGAATCGTTCGTGTGGCCCGTTCCGCCAGCGTCGCCATTTGTATATGTAAAGTCTACTGAACAGCTGGCACCGGTTAGAGGCGTAAGTGCAGACGAACTGCCCAAGTCCTGACGCCCCGCTCTGAGGGGGCGTTGTTTTATTCGCCATTTAATCCCGCTTTTGAACAGGAGAGCCTTATCGACTCATGGGCTGGGCTCGTCCCGCAAGCCCAGAGAAGTATCAATTCCTGTCAACCAGCAACAACGACTGAACATGCTCCCTGACGCCGGCCCCACCGCCGGTGTTTTAGTTCCTGTCATCAAACGAAACAGGAGGTTCGCCGACGCCCGCAAGCGTCAATCATTCATAAACCCACACTCTCTCACTAGAAAATCAAAGGTATTCCTATGTACACAGTAATAAGCGCTCGTGATCCACGTTGGTCCGATATGACGCACACATACATTAATCTATGGGTGTTGTTTGCAGAGTTTAAAGACACTTACGGCGAGGTGCCTTTTAGTGCGTCTCCTAACGACTCCGCTGCTCATGGAGTCGATCTGTTTAACCGTGCCCTCGCCGGTGAGTTCGGCCCGGTTCTCGAGCCGACCGAGGAGGCGGTCTTGCAGCAGGTGACGAGTCAGCGAAATAACTTGTCAAGTAACGCTACCTATCGAATCCACTCGTTGCTGGACGAACTGGATATTCTTCAGGATGCCATAGCAATGAATCTGGCGACCGAAGAGCAATTGAAATCCGTGCCAGCAATCAACGCTGAGCTGTACGCGTTCCGTCTTTATCGCGTGCGGCTTTCCCTGATTGATACATTGCCAGGTTATCCAAGGAAGTTCGACTGGCCAGTGGCGCCTGCGCAGCCTTTTGTGTATGTGCCACCTTCTGAGTAGTTGGCCATTTGGCAGGGCGAGCGCGAAAACGAATTGCACCCGACGCCAGCTCTGAAGCTGGCGTTACTGTTTATGCTTTCGATATCGCCGCGACCTGCTGACATGACTGCTGCTAACGACTCAGGTAACGACGCCTCGCAATGATGGGGCGTTTGTTAGCCCTAATGCGCGTCGCTTTGAATCACGAGAGCTTCGTCGATTGGGGACATTGACGAGCGTCATAAGCAAGGCAGGAGTAACCATGCCTATCAACCAGCAACAACTACTGCAAATCCTCCCCAACGCCGGCCCTAAAGCCGGCGTTTTCGTTCCTGCTCTCAACACCGCCATGGCCCGGTACGCCATCGACACTCGCCTGCGTATC